AGACCTGAACCACCCCCAATCAAATCGGTAACATTGATTGTGTCCGGTAATAAATCGTTGCTAATTGTACCCGAGGATATATTACTCGCATTTAAACTATTAAGACCTGAACCACCCCCAATCAAATCGGTAACATTGATTGTGTCCGGTAATAAATCGTTGCTAATTGTACCCGAGGATATATTACTCGCGTTTAAACTATTAAGACCTGAACCACCCCCAATCAAATCGGTAACATTGATTGTGTCCGGTAATAAATCGTTGCTAATTGTACCCGAGGATATATTACTCGCATTTAAACTATTAAGACCTGAACCACCCCCAATCAAATTGGTAACATTGATCGTGTCCGGTAATAGATTGTTGTTAATTGTACCTGTGGATATATTACTCGCGTTTAAACTATTAAGACCTGAACCACCCCCAATCAAATCGGTAACATTGATTGTGTCCGGTAATAGATTGTTGTTAATTGTACCTGTGGATATATTACTCGCGTTTAAAGTACTAAGACCCGAACCATTCCCAATCAATTCGGTAACATTGATCGTGTCCGGTAATAGATTGTTGTTAATTGTACCGGTGGATATATTACTCGCGTTTAAACTATTAAGACCCGAACCATTCCCAATCAATTCGGTAACATTGATTGTGTCCGGTAATAGATTGTTGTTAATTGTACCGGTGGATATATTACTCGCGTTTAAACTATTAAGACCCGAACCATTCCCAATCAAATTGGTAACATTGATCGTGTCCGGTAATAGATTGTTGTTAATTGTACCGGTGGATATATTACTCGCGTTTAAAGTACTAAGACCCGAACCATTCCCAATCAAATTGGTAACATTGATCGTGTCCGGTAATAGATTGTTGTTAATTGTACCGGTGGATATATTACTCGCGTTTAAAGTACTAAGACCCGAACCATTCCCAATCAAATTGGTAACATTGATCGTGTCCGGTAATAGATTGTTGTCAATTGTACCCGAGTCTATATTACCCGCAGCCACACTACCAATAAACCTAGATGCGTATACGTTTCCACCCACACCCACGCCACCTGTAACTACGAGAGCTCCGGTTCCCGTTGAGGTAGAGGATGTCCCATTCGAAATAGAAAGAATCGTGTTAGTCGTGGCACCACCTGCGGTAACCGCCTGTAAGGTCGTGGGGACACCAGTGAGTCCCGACCCATCCCCAATAAATCTGGTCGCGTATACATTCCCACTCACACCCACACCACCCGTGACTACGAGAGCCCCTGTTGTAGTTGAGATAGACGCGGTGGCATCGGTAAATGACGCAGCATTTGCGGTTACACTACCCGATATATGTATAGGTAAATTATCCGATTTTAACGTGATTTGTTCAGATGACGCATCACTATCTGTGAAACCAAACTTTAATTTTGAATCGCTTGTATCGTAAAAAATAGCTATATCTGAATTGGATTTACCAAAAATTAAACCAACATCCTTACTACCACTGTCATTCCCATGACCAACTGAAATGATAGTATCCCTAACTGTAAGTGAATTAGAATTCACAGTAGTTGTTGTTCCGTTTACAATTAGGTTACCTGTAACAATTAAATCCTTATCAGTTCTTATGTTTTTGGCTACATATAACCCCCCGCTGGTAATTTGAACTGCACCTGTTAATCCCTGAACGGTATCGTCCTCATTTGTAATAATAAGCGCTTTATCACTTGAATTACCATTAGTTAACGTAGTTTGTAAATTGATACCAGACAGATTTGAACCATTCCCATGGAAGAATCCCGCGTGTACATTACCACCCACACCCACACCACCTGTGACTACGAGAGCGCCACTTCCCGTTGAGGTAGATGGTGTCACATTCGAAATAGAAAGAATCGTGTCGGTTGTGGCACCGCCCACTGTAACCGCCTGTAAGGTCGTGGGGACACCGGTGAGTCCCGAACCATCCCCAATAAATCTGGTCGCGTATACATTCCCACTCACACCCACACCACCCGTGACTACGAGAGCGCCGGTTCCCGTTGAAGTAGATGATGTCCCATTCGAAATAGAAATAGCCTTATCGGTCGAGGCACCACCTGCGGTAACCGCCTGTAGGGTTGAGGCGATACCTGTGAGTCCCGAACCATCCCCAATAAATCTGGTCGCGTATACATTCCCACTCACACCCACACCACCCGTGATTACGAGAGCTCCGGTTCCCGTTGAGGTAGAGGATGTCCCATTCGAAATAGAAATAGCCTTATCGGTCGAGGCACCACCAGCTGTAATAGCTTGAAGGGTTGATGATATACCTGATAGATTCGAACCATCTCCGTGGAAGAACCCTGCGTGTACATTTCCACTCACACCCACACCACCCGTGACTATAAGCGCCCCGGTTGTAGTTGAGGTAGAAGATGTCACATTTGAAATAGAAATAGCCTTATCGGTCGTGGCACCACCCGTGGTAACTGCTTGTAGGGTTACATCACTCGCAAGTTTACTCGCTGTAATCGCATCATCTGCGATTTTATTTGTCGAAATACTACCATCCACGAGTTTTTCATTTGCAATTATTGTAGAATCGCGAATATTGTCATTATGAATTGTTTCTATTGCCAATGTTCCTCGAATGTCGCCGAAAAGATCCTTTGACCCACCTCGAATCGAGTTTCTTTCTATTTTTAATTCTGAAATTGAGTTATTACCAATTTCACCTAGAGTAAGTTCTGTAGTTTGAAGTTTACTAAGTGGTATACTTGCATCTTGTATTTTATCCCCTGTGATTGAAGCATTTAGAATTTTAGCAGTTGTCACCGCATCATCTGCAATTTTATCAGTTGTTATTAGATTATCTACAAGCTTGACTGTCGTAATATTTGCATCCGCTATTTTGGCAGTTGTCACTGCACCGCTTGCAATTTTAGACACCGTGACCGCACCATCTATAATCTTAGATTCCGTAACTGCGTCATCTATAATCTTGGGTGTGGTCACTGCACCGTTGGCGATTTTAGCAGTAGTGACATTCTCGTCACCAAGAAAAGCTGTACCAACAGCTCCGGCTGCAATTTTATCAGCTGTAATAGATCCATTTGCAATTTTATCAGATGTTATTGAACTATCTGCAATTTTAGGTGTGGTGATCGAAATATTCGCAAGCTTTGATGTTGTGACCGAGGCATCACTGAGTTTAGCAGTTGTCACGGAACTATCTTGTAATTTACCTGTGGAAACACTCGCACTGGCTAACTTTACATCAGTAACAGCTTCGTTTGCAATTCGTGTTGTAGTTACAGACGACCCGGCCAACTCTCGTTCTCGAACCGTACCGGCGATAATATTATTACCATTTATACTTGTAATCCTGGTACCAACACCTCTAAAACTCCCTGCGATAATTTCAGATTGTGCGATAATAGATGTTGTGGGATTTGATATTGATATCGTATGTGTCGTAGACGAAGCTTTATCAGTCACGGCTTGAAGCGTTGGTGAGACATTTACCAATGAACTCGCTTCGATTTTAAAATCGCTCGCTCTTACTGCCCCGTCAATAACAATGTTTTTGTCTCCTGCGTCATTATTCTCTCCTCGTGTGGAGACAAAAACATGTGTCAACTGTCCGGTACTACCAAGGAATGGCATATACATTAGTTTCCGAATAAAATTCCAGCCATTCCATTCTGGATACGAAGTACGTTATAATTTACAGCGTATACTATTATATCATCCGCTGTTCTATTTGATCCTCTCACTGGATTTTTTATTACAAGTTGGGCACTATCCAGTTTACTAAAGTTGCAAGTACCTGTGGGTGCGTGTTCGGAAGCATTTCTGCAGAAGTGATACACGTAATATCTGGTATAAAATGAGGCCTTTTCGATCTCGTCATATTGGATAATACCATATTTTGAATATTTGTAATTTTGTACAGTGTGAAAATAGATTGGGGTCATATCTTCAACGAGAGGTTGCCCATTAAGAAGTATATCAGCTGTATCAAATGTAAACTTATCAACTGCGAGGTTATTCGTTTTTGCTTGATACCCGAAAAATATACTTTTAACTGGGTGATTGAAATACGACAAATCAATCTTTGGTACATCATATGCGTTTCGTTGCACCTGTGTCATTAAAAACTCAAGTTTATTATTTACGAAATATTCTCTCTCATCTGTGTCTAAAAACACATAACTTCCACATACACGAACATCGGCCGCGGCTTGATTTTGAAACACAACCTTAATTTCAACTGTATGATATTGAAGTGCCACAAGTGGTAAAAACATATCGTGATCACAAAAGAAAAAGTGAAGTGGTAAAAAGTTTATATTAGATGTTGACACGGCATTATTCACCTCCTGAGACTTTGTATAGGTATCCGCTAAATAATTTTGCCAAATACCCGTCATATAGTCATAGGTTTGTGAATCAATCTTAACACCCCCAATATACAAATCAAAACGTGCGCCATCAAATTTTGTAAGAAGATCATCACCCTCCAACCACACCCCATCAATAAGATCACCATACGTTGGAATAACAATCGTATTGTCCGAGCTTGATAGGTTGCGTTTAATAAGTTTGGATGATTGTGAAAAATTCTTTTGGCGTGTATACTTTGTTCTAAATAATGATGTACCACTGTCCTGGTTTGTAATGTATATATCTTGGACTCCTTTGGACACGAGCTGGATGAGAGCTCCTGACATATCTAGTAATAAACGACATTTTTAACTTTAACCACCTTCTAATACTTTAATTCTTGCCTCCAATTCTTGGATTGATCGTATAAGATATGGAATGAGTTGGTGATAACTTACGGTCGATGGATTCGGACCCCATGCGCTATAGTCTGGGTCATCTTGAAGGCTATCGGATGATGTGGGAGGTTTTTCGTCGGTGGGTTCAGCCCCTTTGGCCAATACAACCATGTGTCTCAACTCCGGTGTGTCGTACCATAGATCCTGTGCCATGATACCAGATTCATGACCAATGATATTTGAACTCTCTATGAAGTCCAGCTTGTCGTAGTTTTGAGGTTTGAGTTTAAGAAGAGTGTCTGTGGCATTCTCAATAAGGACTTCATTCACTTTGACGCGATCATCGGAAGAACCCGTGTGTATCTCACCTGAAGTTGAATTCCAAAACAGTGCGGAACCGGATACATTACTAGCAATCGGCTTAACATAAAAACAATCAATTTCAGTTGTATTCAGATTTGTACCAGACCCATTTAGAACGATAGTATTCGCATGTTGATAATTCCGACCAGCCCCGTAACCTATAGCTATTGCATTGGTATTTTGACTGTTAGCCCCCGCACTCCTACCTATAGCAATTGCATTATTAGCTTGTGTACCACCACCCGCCCCATCACCTATAGCTATCGAGTAATAACCCTGACGGACGAATCCAGCATGAAAACCAACGGCCACTGCGTATGCATTTTGACCTTGGTATCCCGCGCCTCCACCTACCGAAACTGCACCCACACCCTGTGAAGTACTTCCTGCAAAAGCTCCTACAGCTGTAGCTTCTGATCCCTGATATTGATGTCCACTCTGGAAACCGATGGCTGTTGAATTGATATTCTGGAAGTACGTTCCCGATTGATATCCAACGGCTACAGATTGCGAGCGCGCAAAACGCTCACCCGCCATGGAGCCAATCGCAACGGATCTGCAAGCCTGACCACTGTATCCGGCGTAATACCCAATAGCCACGGAATCAACATTCTGATTGCGCAGACCGGCGGAATGCCCGATGGCTATGGATCTAATATTTTGATATAACTGACCAGCTTGATACCCAATAGACACGGATTGGATATTTTGTTCGTATTGTCCAGCTTGATATCCAATAGCCACAGATTGCGTATTTTGATATGATTGACCAGCCTGATAGCCAATGGCAACAGATTCAGCTCCCTGTTCGAGTTTACCAGACTCGTTACCGACTGCAACTGTACTGGATTCTTGACTTGCGTAACCACATTGATATCCAATTGCAACTGCATTTGGCCCTTGGTTTGATAGACCACATTCATATCCAACTGCAATACTTCTAGATTTTTGACTCTTTTCACCCGCATTGTCACCGATAGCCACGGATTGAGTCCCTTGATAGGACTGTCCAGCGTTAGAACCAATAGCCACGGAGAGGGCGTTTTGGGACAGCTCACCCGCTACGTAACCAATAGCCACGGATTCAGACCCTTGGTAGGACTGACCCGCTTGGTAGCCCATAGCCACCGAAAAGGAATTCTGCCCCAATTCGCCGGATGTGTCACCAATGGCCACGGATTGAGACCCTTGACTCACACGCCCGGATTCATGTCCAATGGCCACGGATTGAGATCCTTGGGTGGATTGTCCAGATTGAAAGCCCACAGCCACCGATTGCTCCCCTTGGCCAATTTGACCGGATTGGTAGCCCACAGCCACAGATTGGGTATTTTGACCCTTTTCACCCGCGTTGTCACCCACAGCCACGGATTGAGTCCCTTGATAGGACTGCCCAGAGTTAGAACCAATAGCCACGGAGAGGGCATTTTGAGACAGTCCACCCGCTACATAACCAATAGCCACAGATTCAGACCCCTGGTAGGACTGACCTGCTCGGTAGCCCATAGCTACTGATTTTGTACTTTGATTTGAAAAACCCGATTGATAACCCACAGCCACTGATTGAGTTCCTTGTGTCGTTTCACCCGATCTAAAACCCACAGCTACCGACTGACTACCCTGGTTGGTCTGTCCAGATTCAAAACCAATAGCTACTGCATTGGATCCCTGTGTTGTCTCACCGGCTCGAACACCCACGGCAACTGCGTTATTTTGTTGATTTGTCTCTCCAGCTTCTAGACCTATAGCCACTGCACTTATACCCTGACTTGTCCTACCAGCTTGATAACCCACAGCCACTGATTGTGACTTTTGAGCTATTTGTCCCGCGTTGTCACCCACAGCCACGGACTGAGTCCCCTGGTAGGACTGCCCGGAGTTAGACCCAATAGCCACCGAGAGGGCGTTTTGGGACAGTTCACCCGCTACATAACCAATAGCCACAGATTCAGACCCTTGGTAGGACTGACCCGCTTGGTAGCCCATAGCCACCGAAAAGGAATTCTGCCCCAATTCACCAGACGTGTCACCAATAGCCACGGATTGAGACCCTTGACTCACGCGCCCAGATTCATGCCCAATAGCCACAGATTGAGATCCTTGGATGGATTGTCCAGATTGAAAGCCCACAGCCACGGATTGCTCCCCTTGTCCAATCTGACCAGATTGGTAGCCCATAGCCACGGATTGGGTATTTTGACCCTTCTCACCCGCGTTGTCACCCACAGCCACGGATTGAGTTCCCTGGTAGGACTGCCCGGAGTTAGACCCAATAGCCACCGAGAGGGCATTTTGGGACAGTTCACCCGCTACATAACCAATAGCCACAGATTCAGACCCTTGGTAGGACTGACCCGCTTGGTAGCCCATAGCCACTGAAAAGGAATTCTGCCCCAATTCGCCGGATGTGTCACCAATGGCCACGGATTGAGACCCTTGACTCACGCGCCCAGATTCATGCCCAATAGCCACAGATTGAGATCCTTGGATGGATTGTCCAGATTGAAAGCCCACAGCCACGGATTGCTCCCCTTGTCCAATCTGACCAGATTGGTAGCCCATAGCCACGGATTGGGTATTTTGACCCTTCTCACCCGCGTTGTCACCCACAGCCACGGATTGAGTTCCCTGGTAGGACTGCCCGGAGTTAGACCCAATAGCCACCGAGAGGGCATTTTGGGACAGTTCACCCGCTACATAACCAATAGCCACAGATTCAGACCCTTGGTAGGACTGACCCGCTTGGTAGCCCATAGCCACTGAAAAGGAATTCTGCCCCAATTCGCCGGATGTGTCACCAATGGCCACGGATTGAGATCCTTGAGTGGATTGACCGGAATGGTAACCGATCGCGACCGACTGCTTACCCTGCCCAGTTTGACCAGATTCATAACCCACCGCTACAGATTGGGTATTTTGATAAGACTGCCCCGCGTTAAGACCAATGGCCACCGAATATGGATATTGTGAGGTCATACCAGATTGGTGGCCCAATGCAACTGATTGTTCACCCTGTGACGTCTGTCCAGCTCTAAAACCAATTGCAACCGATTGGATATTTTGACCGGATTGTCCAGATTCATATCCCACAGCAACTGACTTTGATCCCTGTGATATTTGACCAGCTTGATAACCCACGGCAATGGCTTGTGATTTTTGACCGGATTGTCCCGATTGATATCCAATGGACACAGTCTTTGCATTCTGATTTATCTCACCCGCGTTATCACCTATTGCTATGGATTGTGTCCCTTGATAGGACTGTCCAGCATTCGAGCCGATAGCCACAGATTGGGCATTTTGTGATAATTCACCCGCTACGTAGCCCATCGCTACTGATTCAGATCCTTGATAGGATCGCCCCGCGTGGTAACCTATTGCCACTGACTGAGCTTCCTGTGTGAGTTGACCAGATTGATATCCCATCGCGACAGATTGTGTATTCTGACGTATCTCACCCGCGTTATCACCAATAGCCACGGATTGGGTCGCTTGATATGATTGTCCAGCATTGGAACCAATCGCCACGGAGAGCGCGTTTTGTGACAATTCACCAGCCACATACCCTAATGCGACAGATTCGGATCCTTGGTATGATCGTCCCGCATTGTATCCAATAGCCACTGAAAACGCATTCTGCCCCAATTCACCAGATGTATCACCAATCGCAATCGATTGTGAACCTTGAGATTCTCGCCCAGATTCATGACCCACAGCCACAGATTGGATCCCTTGACTGGTTTGACCAGATTGATAACCAACAGCTACAGATTGAGTACCTTGGGAGGTTTTTCCAGCTTGATAGCCAACGGCTACAGATTGTGTATTCTGATGTATCTCACCGGCGTTATCACCGAGGGCTACCGATTGAGTCCCTTGATAGGATTGTCCAGCATTAGAACCAATAGCCACGGACAAAGCATTCTGTGATAACTGCCCCGCCGCGTAGCCCATGGCTATAGATTCAGACCCCTGACTGGTTTGACCCGCGTTGTAACCAATTGACACGGATTGTATTCCTTGTGATGTTTGACCAGATTGAAAACCAAGTGCGGTTGATGTATCCCCTTGTCCCGTTTGTCCCGATTTGTAACCAACCGCTGTAGATTGATCCCCTTGATTTAACTGTCCAGCTTGATAGCCGATCGCAGTGGATTGATCCCCTTGGTTTGATTGTCCGGCTTGATAACCAAATGCCAAAGTTTCATCACCTTGATTAATTTCAGCCGTACCAAAACCCAAAACAATACTATTATTACCTTGACCAACGCGACCACATTGATAACCTATCGCGATTGATTGCGAACCCTGGCCAATCTGTCCAGCTTGGTATCCAAGGGCGATACTTTGTGCATTCTGGCCAATTTGACCAGATTCGAAGCCGACGGCGACTGCTTGTGAACCTTGTGTCGATTGCCCCGATCTATATCCGATAGCTACGGATTGCACATTTTGATTCACTTCACCACATTCTTGACCAACCGCCACAGATTGGGATCCTTGTTTTTCTCTACCTGCGTGATACCCAACCGCAACAGACTTTTCACCTTGATTGGTAAAACCAGATTCTGAACCGAGCGCGATCGCATTTATACCTTGTGACGTTTTACCTGCATCTTTACCAATTGTAATCTCATCAAAATTATAATTTATAGATGTAGGTGGGGTTGTTGTTGTAGCCTGAGTATCATCTTGGTTGAGCTCAGCCAAAAATACATGTGTGAATCGACCCGCGTTTCCTACGAAAGGCATTACTACTATTAGTTGGCGAATAAAATACCACCTAAACCATTTCGTATTCTGAGAACATTATAGTTAACAGCGTATGCGGTAAGTTCGGTATCACTGGTACGATTTGTTCCTTTTACAATATCTCTTATGACAATTTTTGCGTTATCTAATCTACTAAAATTACAGGTACCCGTGGGTTTATACTCCGATGCATTTTTACAAAAGTGGAATGCATAATATCGTGTATATTGTGGACAGTTGGATGTGTCAACAAAGTTTACTAAACCATATTTGGAATTGACATAACTTTGTACAAGATGAAAGTACAATGGAGACATATTTTCTAATATTGATGTACCGTTTAGATATATATCTGCCGTACTAAACGATAATTTGTCCTCTTCAACCAAACCACCCTTTGCTTGGTAGCCGAAAAATAAACTCTTCACGGGGTGATTAAAGGGTGAAATATCTAAAGTTGTTCTAGGATTCTCTATATGACTTTTAGTGGATTGGACTTGAGTGATGATCAAATCAGTTGGAGTATTTGTAAACTTAATTCTTTCATCCGAATCCAAGAAGATATAATTCCCATAACACTTTATGTCGGATGCATTCTGGTTTGCAAAATTTACACGTATTTCAACTTCTTGAAATTGAAGTGCTACGAGGGGTAAGAACATATCGTGATCACAGAAGAAGAAATGCATTGGAAAAAATCGAGTAGAAGACTGCGACGTCTTGTTAAAGATTTCTTGAGCCTTCACAAAGTTCTCCGCGTGATAATTCTGCCATATATCAGCAACGAAATCAAAGGCGTGTGAATCAATTTTAACACCACCAATATAAAGATCAAACACTGCACCATCAAATTTAGTGATTAAATCCGTACCTTCAAACCACACCGCGTTTATAAGGTCACCCCATGTGGGTATAATGATGGAATTGTCCGTCGATGTAATCGTTTTTATAAGTCTTGGTGCTTGTGCAAAATTGGTGTGTCTCTTGTATTTCATACTGAAGAGTGACATACCTTCGTCACTTGTTAAATAAACGTCTTGAGCACCTTTAGAAACAAGTTGTACTAATGCACCGGACATTTATTTATTGTTCAGATTATAAAAATAGACACTTTCCCTGAGGGAAGTCTGGTTTTTCTTCGGTGTCCGCCTTCCCGTGTATCTTGAAACCACCTTGGCGATACACCTTCATTCTCTTGTAGTACATAGCCGTAAAGATAGACCAGGGGTCGTGGACATCATAGATGTGGGGATTGTTCTTTTTTCCCTTGGTCTCTCGCATGATACGCCCAATACTCTGTACAATATCAGACTTCGGAGACGCCAATATCACTGTATCTAGAGTTGGTATATCCAGACCCTCGTGGGCTTGACTGAACGTCGCAAATATGATTTTCTTTTGGGAAGACGCCTGGAGATCCACCTCCTTCATACCACCCATGTAGAGACCCGAGTTCTTTGGGAAACACTGGTGAAGCATCTCACAATGCCACCTCCGATCACTGAGTACAAGGAGTTGCCGTGTCCCCGCGGACGCTTTTTTAACCAGTTCCACGAGCATTTGATTTCTCTTCCTGTCCTCGACAACCTCTGTGACCATATTGGGCATTGACAACTTCCCATTTCGCGTACACGGTGGGGCATTTCTATAGTTTTGGGACTCGTACACAATTGGAAACACCTCCACCTGTTCCTGGTTCTTTCGTTCTACGGCAAAAAATGTTGGACCCATGAACCAATGAAGAACCTTTGTGAGACCATCTTTGCGCTCAGGGGTTGCCGAGAGACCAAATATATGCTTGGGACACATCTTGAAGAGGGACTGGGAGAACACTTTTGCACAAATGTGGTGCGCCTCGTCGACAATGAGTGTACCTATCGAGTCGAAATCACTGAATGAATATTCCTTGAGGGAGAGAGATTGGAGCATCGCAATAACAAAGTCACACTCTACCTCTTTCTTATTCTGTTGAACAACACCAATTGTGGCACCCGGACAAAACTGTTGAATACGTTCCTTCCATTGATCAGCCAAGAACTGCTTGTGGACAACAATCATTGTACGGTACCCCAACTTACACGCTATCGCCAGGGATACGGTGGTCTTGCCATACCCGCATGGGAGTGAGAGAACTCCATGACCCGCTGTAAGAGCAGCGGCAAGAGCCTCGTTTTGATGAGTTGTATCCCTGAGGGTGCCGACGAACTTGACACCTGTTCGGACGGGTTCAGGGCGTCTATCCTGCTTGGGTTCCCCAAGTTTAGCAATTCCGTAGAATCTTGGAACGCAGACTCCATTCTTAGTTGCTCTAAAAACTTTAAAAGGCGGTGGGGGAAATCCATAGTCTCCGTTGACGATAGGTCTTACTGTAAGTTCTTTTTTAATGTCCTGAAGTGGACCTTCCGTGACGAGATACCCTGTTCTCGTCAACATATACTATATTAAAGAATTGAAACTTTATATGACTATAATGCCATCCCTTAAGGTTGAAGACAATATTAAGAAAATTGAACAAGCGATTGAAGAGTTGACTCAAGAGGTTTTCCGTCTTCAAGGATCCCTCCGTGTCTTCAAAAGTTTCAAGGAAGCTGGTTTGACCGATGTTGATATCCCAGAACAACCTCAAGATCCAGATGTTGCAACTGAAGAGAGCACCCAAGAATAACCACTGTATTCGCCAACATTCCACACACCCTTGAACTCGACTACGACTTCAACTTCATCATCTTTTATAAGAGACTGTACAGGTTGTCCACGGACTTCACACATCACTCTCCTATAACGGAATGGAACCTTCACTGTGAGAACTCGACCATCGAGGGGATTATCAACTCGCTTATGTTGCACGAGACGCGCCTTGTTTATATGCATTCTATCTACGATTTGGGCACACTTTTCAGGAATGACCAAACGAATGTACTTTTTGTCGTTGTGGTCATACATGGGTGTATGGACTCGGGCTAGAAACTTCATTGATTTCTATTTATATACATTAAAATTAAAACTATAAGCACTGTAATCAAAATAGCTAACACATGTGTTAGAAGTCGTGGTCTAAGAGGTTCCCGTGTGCCGAGTAATATACGACTTAAGGATCTTGAAACTTCAATCGCGGCTTCGATGCTTGAATATGGTGTATGTCGTGGAGACATCATACCACACATAGCCACGCGTGGGCATTCACCAATGAATGGGAGTTGTCCGTGAAGACTAAGAACCCCGGAAGATTGTGAGAATTGCCATTTTTCACCATCCCACACCGCACCCCACCCAAATCGTATACTTTGTGGAGCTGGGAGATTGAGTTGTTTGACGACTTGTTCTTTTATAGTATCTGGATTCGATTTCAAAATTTCATCGGTCAAATCGCATATCACACATGATACTGTTTTTCCATCTGAAAGAACAACGGGTTGGAGGTTCCAAGGAGTTGACGCGGCGATTTCAAGGTCATCACCAAGCTTTGGTGTTTCATCAAAGTCTAAGAGAACGTTTATACACCCGTATGTACTCGCACGCACCTTTTTATCAGCATCCGGTCCCCAGTTAGTACCCAAAAACTTTAGGGCTGGGCTATTATCAATACATAGAACTAAAAATCCATCATTGATTATAGTTTTATTTGAAAATGTTGCGACAAAATCATTTTCGAGATATTCAACATTTTCAAGTTCTGTATTGAAAACAAAGTTGACCCCAGATTTTAAAAGTTTATCGTGCATCAAATCACACATAACTTTACCTGAAACTTTTTGAGTACATTGTTTTGAGAGTGCAACGTGGTCAAAACTTTTTACAAACTCATATGCGGACATGACATTCCAAGGTACACCATCCATGATGAGTGGAAGATGTTCAAGAATAGCTTGTCCACCTGGGGTCAATTCACCGAGAGCTTCTTTGAGTGATATACTCTTGTACTTATCGGGTTGTGTGAGTACACGCGTCGCGAGAGATGCGAGGGCTCCATAATCTTTGAGTTTGAGGGATCGAAGCATAAAACTATAGAGATCCTTTTCTGTGGGTTCAAAAATATCATCCCATTGGATGTCCATTTCTTCGAAAAGGCTTTTGGTATTCACGAAAGCACGGTCAAATACGATTCGGTGTGCGTGGAGATCTCGTGTATTCACATCCGGTTCCCACCATGATCCACCCGCGGATGGCTTTCTATCGTATATTGTAATGTCGTGATCACCTACACGGAGTATCTCCCACGCGAGAGACATCCCCGTTGGTCCAGCACCAACAATATGAATCTTCATTCTACTAGTAGACTATATATTTTTTAGATCAATCCAGTTTCCTTGCGTTCTTCTGGAGTCTTGATGGCATACATCACACCAAGGAAGATTGTAGTTGAGATGAGAGCATACTCGATATCTTGTGTCGCACTGAACGCGATTAACATGAGTGAAATGAATCGGAACGTCTTACTGTTGAAGAGAGTCTTGAGATTCTTTGGAATCTTGATGGCGTTACCAGAGAAGAGACCTTGGTACAAGATGAGGAGGGTGAAGAGGATTGGTTGCGCTTTGATGACAGATTCAGTTGATTGGCTGAATGGTCCAAGGAAGTTTGAGAGCTTTGGCATTTATTGTAACCTAAGATATTAAAAAATAAAAGATTTTTGTATAGTAGGATGCTATGCGTCGCGAGTCACAGACCCATTCGGGTGGTACCAAATCAAAAGGCTAAGACATGGAAGTTTGCCGCCAAATTTCTATGGAA